AAACCCAATAGCTGAACAAATAGCCAAAGAACTTTTAAAATTATACCCATCAGGTGAAATAAAAAGATGGGATGAAAAAAATACATATTTTATATTTCCTCTTTTAGATATATTTAAATTTAAATTAAATGAGAAAATAAAAACATCTTAATTTTCTTAGACTTTTTCTTAGATCTATAATATTTATAATCAATGGGACGTATCAAAAAATACCAAACAGAAGATGAACGTATTCTCAAACAACGAGAATATAGTAAGAAATATTACTGGTCTAATAAAGAAAAAATCGATGAAAAACTTAAACAAAAATACCACGAGCGAAAACAATCTTAAATATATTGTTTACATAACAACAAATTTAATAAACTATAAAAAATATATAGGTTCTCACGTTTGTAAAGATTTAAATGATGGGTATTTGGGTAGTGGAACTTCCCTTATACAAGCATTTAAAAAATATGGAAAACAAAATTTCAAACGAGAAATTTTAGCTATAGTTGATTGTTCTAAAATAATGAAAGAGTTAGAAGAATATTATATAGATTACTATAGTGCTTTTATCTCTAAATTATTTTACAATAGAAATAGAAAAGGAGTAGGTTATCCGTATGGAAGAAAAAAACCTGAATGGCATAGTGAAAATTTAAGAAAGGCCCACTTGGGTAAACCTAAAGGACATAAAGGTAGAGTTTCTCCTATGAAAGATAAAATACATACTTTTGAATCAAAGGAAAAAGCTAGATTAAACAATATAGGAAAAAATAATAAAGCGGTGTTACAATTTGATTTAAGTGGCAATTTTATTAAAGAATGGGAATCACAAACTATAGCAGCTCAATATTTAGGTAAAAAAACAGGAGCCGCTATTGGAGAATGTGCAAAAGGTAAAAGACCTACAATTTACGGTTATAAATGGAAATATAAAGAAAACTAAAATATGGGATTAAAAATAACAAAACTTTCAACCAAAAAACCTGTATATGATGTAACAGTACAGGACAACCAAAATTTTTATGCAAATAATGCAGTAGTACATAATTGTTCTGAGATTGCTTTATATACAGACGAATTACACTCATTTATTTGTTGTTTATCATCTTTAAACTTGGCACGTTGGGAAGAATGGAAAGACTACAAATTTGAAAACGGAATGACACTTCCTGAATTATCATGTTGGTTTTTAGAAGGTGTACTACAAGAATTTATTGATAGAGCAAAAAATATTCGCTTTATGGAAAATACCTACCGCTCGGCGTCTAAAGGTAGAGCAATTGGTATTGGAGTACTTGGATGGCATACGTTTTTACAAGAAAAAAACATCCCATTTGCAGGTTTGCAAGCAAACTCATACACACGCTTAATGTTTGATTTCATTGAAAAAGAAGCATTAAAAGCATCACGTGCTCAAGCAGAATTGTACGGTGAACCAGAATGGTGTAAAGGAACAGGATTGCGTCATACTCACCATTTAGCAATTGCACCTACTGTTTCAAACGCTCATATTTCTGGGGGTGTATCTCCTTCAATTGAACCCATCCCTGCAAATGTATATAATTTAAAAACAGCAAAAGGTACATTTATTAAACGTAACCCAACATTAGAGCGTTTGCTTGAATCTAAAGGATATAATATTGATAGTGTTTGGGAACAAATCGCTAAAGATAAAGGATCCGTTATGGGATTACCTGATTATATTTTAACAGACGAGGAAAAAGAAATATTCTTAACATTTAAAGAAATTAACCCATACGAGGTAGTCCGCCAAAATGGAATCCGACAAAAATTTGTTGATCAAGCAATATCTTTAAACTTAACCTTTGACCCTTCAGATTCACCTAAGTACATAAGTGATGTACATAAACTAGCATGGAGAGAAGGTATTAAAACGTTATATTATATGCGTAGTGAAAGTATTTTGCGTGGAGATGCGATTCAACGAGATGATAATTGTGTAGCTTGTGAGGGTTAAACATATGTATAATAAACATTAAAACTTTAAAGTTATGAGTATGATAAAACACATAACAAAAATGAAACAGAATTATTATGCTCCAACTCCAAAAAAATGGAGGCAACTAGGTGATGCCCTATTAGCAGTAGCTCTAATGGGTATTCCTGCGGAATTAGCAGGATATAAATGGGTTGGCTTAACATTATTTGCTCTTGGAATAATCGGAAAATTTTTAACAAACTTTTTTAAAGAAGAAGAAAATGCCCAAAATAACAACCGTAGGGGTAGAAGGCGTAGCGCTAATTAAATCATTTGAAGGTTTTAGAAGCAAACCTTACAAATGCCCAGCAGGTATCCCAACTATTGGGTACGGGGCTACATTTTACCCAAATGGTAAAAAAGTAACTATGGCTGATAGAGAAATCACTGAGCAAGAAGCAACAGATATGCTACGCCATATGTTAGAAAATTTTGAAAAATATGTAGACTCATATTGCCGTGATGATATTAATCAACACCAATTTGATGCACTAGTATCATTTGCCTACAACTTAGGACCCGCAAACTTAAAATCATCCACTTTACTTAAAAAAGTAAACGCAAATCCAAATGATGGGACTATCAGGGATGAATTTATGAAGTGGGTTAAAGCTGGAGGGAAAACATTAAAAGGTTTAGTTAGACGCAGAGAAGCAGAAGCAAATCTATATTTTAAATAATAACGTTATGCAATTAAGTAAACATTTTGAACTAGCAGAATTCACTAGAAGTTCAACAGCTAAAAGAAGAGGTATAAGCAATACCCCTACAGAAGCACATATTGAAAGTATAAAACTTTTATGCTCTAAAGTTTTGGAACCTATTAGAGAACATTTTGCCCGCCCAATCATACTTAGCTCCGGATACAGGAGTGCAGCATTGAATGCAGCGACCCCAGGAGCATCCTCAACATCCCAACATAGTTCGGGTGAGGCTGCAGATATTGATATGGATGGAACTAATATTACAAATGCTCAAGTATTCAATTATATCAAAGATAATCTTGATTTTGATCAATTAATATGGGAATTTGGCACAGATTCAAATCCTGATTGGGTACATGTTTCGTATGAATCAAGCGGAAGACAACGTAAACAAATTTTACGTGCCGTGAAAAAAAATGGTAAAACTTCATACATACCATATAGATAATGAAACTAGAAGGACTTAGACATATTATTAGAGAAGAATTATCTAAAGTACTCACAGAAGAGTATGCAGATAAATTTAAAGTAACTGGTATCCTCATTACCAATACAACTATTCGCCCCCAACAAGAAATCCTATCAGATATTAGATCATTAACCGGAGTAACGATTGTGTCAACTATGGAATTGGATGAAGAGTATTCACAAAACAATGATAATCTAAGAGTAAGATTAAATTTAAAAATTGATGGATATCCATTTATGAAACAAGGCGGTTTCTCCAGAGATAATATTATGGGTATAATAAATGATGTTAAAAAAGTTGAAGGGGTAAAAACGTATATAGTAAACCCTAAAAACATAACAAGAATGTAGTCATGGCAAAAATTAAAGAACAAACATTTAAATCAAGAGTAGAAACAAAAGTATCTCGTCCCGGGGTTCATGCTAAAACAAAAACATCTGTTTCCAAAAATTCTAAAAACTATAAAAAATCCTATAGAGGACAAGGAAAATAAAAAGTATTTTTAAATATTTTTGGCCTCTTTAAGAGGCCTTTTTACATTTTTAATACTATGAAAGAAAAATTTTTACCTTGGTTTATCCTATTTTGTGCCCTTGGACTCTCCATCACCGCAGCTTACTACAGTGTAATGGGTCTTTCCATTTTATTTGCTAGTGTAGCTGTACCTGTTATAGTAATGGGTTCATTTTTGGAGATATCTAAAATAGCCATTGCAACTTACCTACACGATCAATGGAAAAAAACATATACTGGGTTAAAAATATATTTAACTGTTGCTCTTGTTGTATTATCTTTTATAACATCTTTAGGGATATATGGTTTGTTAACCACTGGCTTTCAAGAAAATATCTCTAAAATGGAAATTGGAGATAAAAGAATAGCCAATATTGAAGTTAAAAAGAAACGATTTGAAGATATCAAACAAGAACTTACAGTTGAAAAACAAAGTTTAGATAAAGACATATCTAGTTTGCGAAATGCCCTCTCAACAAACACTACTACCCAAACAGTAGACAGAGAAACAGGACAACTTATAACTAGAGCAAATAACGGAAATAGAAAAGCATTTGAATCCCAACTCAATACAGCTACAGAAAATAAAAATAATCTATCAGCTAAAATAGAATCTTTAAACGATAGTATTACTGCTTTAGATATCCAAATTTTGGATATGCAGTCAGAGGCTGAGTTAGGTAATGAACTTGGAGCTGTAAAATATGTGAGTGAAATTACAGGATCACCAGTTAAAAAGGTAGCTAACTTTTTTATTATGTTGATTATATTTGTGTTTGATCCATTAGCTATTGTACTTGTAATTGCAACCAACCAAGCATTTAAAAACTTAAAACCAGTTATGAGCATGTATGGTGAACCCAAACCAGAACCCCACTCAACTATCGAAAAACCACTAAACAAACCTAAACCAGACTACACAGACGAAATAACTACTTTAGAAAACGAAATAGATCGCATCAGAAAATCAGGTGCTATTGGAAAACGAACCGAATTAGCCATTTCCCCTTTACAGGAAAAGATAAATTCCCTTAAAAATAATGAAAATCAGATAGAATATTAGTTGGAAAACTAAAATTTCTTTTGTATATTGAATTAAAATAAAGGTTATGTTATATAAAATAAACAATCCTGAACTGGTACTTAAGGAAATCAAAAAACTACAACCACTAAACTATAATCAATTTAAGTGGTGGAGACGTTTTGATTCAAAGATGAAGCCTTTACCTAAAGGAGCAACGTTTTTACAACGTATTCAAAACAAAGAATATGAATTTTCACATTATTATTGGCAAGCCCAACTTTGTGAACTAGAAATCAACGCTAAAGTAGAAGAATACCGTGGTGATATCCAAAAATTAATCGAAAAAAACTCAGTAGATTTAGCTCGTAGAAAACGTTTGTGGGAAGATTTCAACAAAACCGAAGCTGATTTATTAGCTGAGTTAAAGAAAAATTTTACTCGTGAGTTTGTTATGACAAACCAAGAATATGACGATCATGTTATAAATTTTGATGGTACTACTGAAGAATTTTATATGTATTGTTTGAAAACATTTGAACGTTCTGGAAAGAAAATTGAAAGAAGAGGTAGGCCTCCAAAAAATCCTCCCATATATTAAATTTAACCTAAAATAAGTTATATGAAAACAGTTTTGAACAAAGAAAAGGCTATAGCCTTGGCTAAAAAAGCATTTACATACGCTATTATTGTAGGAGCTTTAGTAATTGGTTTCTTTATTGGTAAAAGATTCCCATATAATACTCCCCACGTACAAGATAACCCATACTCACATGCCTACAATGAAAACGAAGTTTCCATTGCTGTGAATGAGAGTAATGAACTGCTTGTAATAGATAGAAAAACAGGAAAATATGTCATATATTCTGATAAAATCGGAATGACTATATTTAAAATGTATACTAATCGTATTTATCAAAATGCTGTCACCAATGAATAAAATAAAATTTTTATTTGGGATCTCTATTGGGTTACTATTGATGGCTTCAGTTGCCCCATCTCCTCCAACACCACTACAAGAACCACTTAGGGATATGCATCCTGTTACACCGCAGGATCCCCCATGCTTACAAATGTATTACTATATAGAACACTATGCTGATTCATTTAATATTCCTAAACGATATGCTTATGGAGTAGCCAAAATAGAAACAGGATATAA